ACCACCTTGCTGTTGCCCTCGACCTCGTTGCCAAACGGGTCGCCTCGGTAGTAGGCCGTCCCCATCGCCCGAATGGGCGATATATCAGAATCTATATAACTTACGGCGTCGGTCAGGTCTTGCCCGATGATCGCCTCCAGCTCGGTGTCATCCATCTGCTCTTGGGCGGCCACGTCGGTGGTCACTGGCATATCGTTCATATTCATACGGGTATCTTTCGTAGTACGACGTACATGGAATCCACCGCCCGAGGCGTGCGGAGCAACTCGTCTAGTCCCAATTCTAGGGTTTTCCCATACTCTGAGAGCTTGTAGTCCAGGTGCGCCACATCAAACCGGTAATCCTTCCAGCCCAGATACCAGTGCCAGCCGCAGTAGTACACCCATGAGTTCTCGTTAAACGCTCGGACGTGGGTCGGGTCCTGCCAAGCGCCCAGGCTCAACTCGTAGGGCACGACAATGTGCATCTCACCGCCATCAGCCAACAGGTCTCGGCAGTTGGTCATGGCCTTGACCAGGTTGGGGATGTGCTCCAAAACGTCAAAGGCAATGATGCGCTCAAAGCCACCGCGCTTGATGGGCACAAACTGCTCCTTCCACTTGACGATGCCGCCGATGTGGAGGTCGGAGATGTCCACCACCCAGTCAGCGCCAACATCTGAACGGATGTCAGCGTTGATGGCGTCGTCCCTGTAGTCCTTGCCGGACCCCAGGTTAAGAGTTAAACCAGCGTTGGGCATATTTTGGTCTGTTCTTCATAAGCCAGGGCATCGCCTGGTGGGTTAATGCGTTGGCATCCACGCCAACAGTCTGGCTCCCGACATGGTGGACATAGGACGCGCTCACAAAATTCTTGTACCCGAGTGCCTCTAGGTCGGCGCATTGCACGTCATCTGAAAACCAATTTAGGGGTGGGAATGGGCATTGGGCAAAGGCGTCTGCACAGATCCAGGCGAATATGGGCGAGATCACGTCAGACTGCCGAATCTTTGACTCGGACGTAAACCGGCACATATCAAACGCCTCACCCTCTGGGTTCCAGCGAATATTTTGCACCGCACGCGCCCAATCGCACCTGGATGCTACCCAACCAGGGTTCAGACCCATGTCCTTGACAATCTCCACGTCATCCAGCAGGACGCGATAGCTTGACGGCGTCAGGACAATGTCGTCGTTCGCCACCACAACAGAGTCGAAATCCTTGAGTGCGCACTTGATAATGTCGTTGTAGTCCTCGCCGAAATTTCTCGGTGACCCGATCAGCTTCACGTCGGCGTCAAACCGGTCCAGGACCGAGGCCGGACCGCGTAGGTACACGGGAATCTCGGGGCAGTATTCGCGTATTGATGCCAGCATCACCGCCAGGTTTTTGCCGTGGACGGTGCTGATGGCAATTGGCGCTATCACTTGGCCTTGTTCCTCGCGGATATGGCCTTGGACTTCGCCTTTGCGTCTGCCTTGGATGACGCGCCCCAGGCGTTCAGACTCAGCAGCAACCTGGTTGGCTTCCCGTCCTTCATCTCGGGGCCAGGCATATTGCCCATCCGAGCCAAGAATGACGCCCGACGCGGGTTGTCGCCGGACTTGACAGGCGCTTTCAGATTCATGCCCTCGGCTTTGGCGCTGGCGCGACCCTTGGCGTTCAAGCCGCCAGTGGCCGACTTACCCTCCTTGCGCGTCCAGGCAGCACTCATTTCTTCTTCACTGGCTTGGCCGTCTTAGCCGCCTTGCGGAAGTCGGCTGCGCTGGGTGCCGCCTTGCTACCGACCTTGTTCATCTTCTCGCCGGAGCCAGCCGCAATACGTTTTTGCTTGGCGTTGATGTTTGCGTAAAGTCCTGGTTTCATTCCTCTTCTCCTTCTAGTTCCGTGTCCACATACTCTTCATCGTCTCCACGGCCATCGTTCGGGCCGCCTGTAACCCAAGCATCGCACGTTCGACTAGCTGCGCACTTGAAGTCGAAAATCTCGCAATAGCCGAGGTCAGCGAGTCGTATAGTTCCCCAAGGATCTGCTTCATTTCCAATTCCTTTAGCAATGCAATTTTTAATAGAGTCCTGCACATTAAAGGCGGCGCAGTTACCGCATAGGCTCTTCTTCGAATCTTCGATGCTAACGTCCCAGGTGTCGGCCTTGTTACGCCAAAAAGCCTCGTTTGGCAGCTTGGGATTCTCCGGACCATACTTGGCAGAGGTGATTGCCTTGGCGCGGTTCTTCAGATTCAGCACCACGTCCTGGGTAGGCATAGGGCATTTCGCCACCTCTTCCTCCGAGGTCATCATCTGGTCCATCGCCGCCGCATACTTTGCGGGTACGTCGCGTGTAGCCATACTATCCCCGCTTTGCTTTGTTGGTGGCGGTGCGCTCACCGCGCACGGGCAGCTTGGCCTCAGACATCGCAATAGCCATCGCCTGCTTGGGATTCTTCACAACGCGCTTGGTCATGCCCGAGTGCAGCTTACCCGCCTTGTACTCGCCCATCACCTTTGCAATCTTACTCGCGGCCTTGTCAATCTTCATAGATTACCCCTTTGGTTGGATGCGTAATTATGCTACGCGAGCAAGATTCCTGCGCAGTGGCTTGCTCCAGGACACTTTCGCACCACCGAATGCACCGATCACCGCGTCGCTGGCAAACGTCAGGCAAAAGGCATCTGCCCTATCCGGACTCGGAAAACCACGCTTTCGGATCTCGTCCTTGCCCTCGATCTGAATCTTTCCGCTGGATGTGAACGAATACCGGACGATGGCTAACTCTGACACTAAAGCCTCGTCCTTGGGCATCTTGCAGTCACGCCCCTCCAGCCAGGCTTTGGCCTTGTGCCACAACTCGGCTTTCAGGTTCCGGTAAGTCGCGCCCATAGCTGGACTCTCGGATACGTTGATGCCGCGGCAAGGAAGATTCAGTTCCCGCAGGCGGTCAACCACTCCCGCGCCTAGTCCGATTGAGTCCACCAGGATTTCGGTTGGCCTCTCGGACGGTGGCAGGGACTCGTACTCGGAGACCACTGCACCCGTGAGTTGCATCAGGTCCAGGTTCTTCCAGGTCTTGATTGGCTCGGTCACGGCGTTACCCTTGCGCTTGCAGAGTGCAGACCTGTCAGACCCAAACCTCGCAACGTCCAGACCCCAGACCATTGGCGCCGTCGCGCTCGGCTCAACGTCCCGCTGCTGCGCCATCTCCAGCAACTCCATAGGGATGACAGTATCGTCATCTGAGCGTGGAAACTCGCCTAGCACCCTGATCCGGTAGGCGTTTGACTCCTCGCCGTAGCGTGCTGCCATCTCCCCGAGGTACGCCTCTGAGACGCGGGGCGAGTCGGCGCATGACACCTTCATCGTGATCCAGTCATCCTTGAGCCGGTTGTGGGTGTCGTAGAAGAATCCCGTGGAGCGCACAGGGTTACCGAGCAGCAGGGTGACCGCCTTGTGTCCCGACATGGAACCGGCAGCGGCCTCGAACACCGCCTCGGGGATACCGGACGCCTCATCTGCCACCAGCATGACGTTGTCAGAGTGAACCCCTTGGAGCGCTTCGGGTTGCTCTGCTCGGCTTGTCCTGGCCGAGATGAACGCCTCGTTAGGCGCTTCCTTGACCTCGACCCTGTCCTGCTTGACGTCTAGCTGGTCGGCCAGCATGGGCGGTAGCTGCTTAACCCAGCGCTTCAGTTCCGCGAACAGGGCGTCGTAAAGCTGGCTTGACGTTGGCGCTGTAACGACAATCTTTACAGGGAACCGCAAAAACAGATACCACAGCATTGCCCAGGCGCTGGCGGTTGACTTGCCCACGCCGTGGCCGGAGCGTACGCTAATGCGTCGGTTTCCCTTGGCAATGTGATTTAGAAACTCTACTTGCCAATCATCAGGCTCGGTGTTCAGCACCTCCCTGACAAACAGCACTGGGTTGTTTTTGTACAGCAGGGCGAACTCGATAAACGGGTTCTCAGAATTCTCAGAATTTTTTTTTGTAGCCATAGTGCGTTATCCGGTAGGGGGTAGGGGGTCAGGGGAACAG